TAACTGAAAGCTTTCTGTATAATAGCACGTCTATTTTAAATAGATGATGACTAGCGCCATTATCGTAAACATCATAAAATGCACGTGCTTTATGAAAGTCTTCTAAGTTTTTAAATCCCCCAAGTTCTACCGTTTCCAAAGGTGGAAATTGATTGTCTGTTGAAATTAGTACTGAATGTATCATAATTATATAGTTTAAAGTTCAAGGCACATCGGGAAAACACGAGGTTTACCGAGAGCCTTGTACTATTAATCAGAATGGTAAATCGTCATAAACTAATTCTACTTTAGTTTTGTGAAAGCAAAGCCAGTAATGATTTTCAGCTACTCTTAACTTATCTTTGAGTAACAGTTTTTCGTATTGGTTTAAACCTGTAAGGTTTTTAACCTTTACTCTTAAATATGCTACTTCTGAAATGATAGTTGCTAATTCACTAATGCATGAAGCACGTTTTTTAGCTGTTTGTTTACGAATACACATAATATATAGTTTTAAAGTTCAACGCACAATGGGTGCGTTGATACTTTATTACTTGTGTAAGCAAATGTTAAACATTATACTTTCATTTGTTGTATGTACATCATACTTAACAAGTTTACCAATTGTAATCCATTGATTAATCTTCTTTTGTATTGCTGAAAGAGCAACAATATCAGATTGTTCAATTAATTCCATAACAATTTTAGTTTCTTTATTACACATAACATTAGATTTAAAGTTCAAAGAACATTGGGTTACAATGTTCTTTGATACTTTACTAAAATGGTAAGTCATCTTCAGTTTCATCGTCATAGTTTAAATAACGGTCTGTTTTACCATCTTCTTCATGACCTTGTAGTTGCTCATCATCATAGATGTTAGCATTTGCTACATAATCAGGATTACCATCATTACAATGACTACATTCCATACAAGGATATGTAACATTATCATCAGGACAATACTCAGGATTAATACAGTTTGAAAAACACATAATATAAAGTTTAAAGTTAAAATTCAATACACAATGGGAAAGAAATACTTGACATTGTCAATTTAAATGACTAACTTCATCGCTCTACAACGCAATACAACGTACTTCTTTTGGTTACAGAATACTACAACCAAACACTTTGTTATCGAATAGGTAAACGCTATAATGACAGCTTACGCATAGAGATTACAATACTCGCACGAATATGACGATAGATGCAAAGAAACTTCAGTTGACATTGGGAAAAAATGAGGCGAAGACGAAGATGGCGGGCTATAGCAAGCCATTAAAAGCACTACGGGGTTTTATTTAGAGAGACTTCTCGCTCGGCACACACTATAACGAACAATGCTGTCATTAAAAAGACTATGGGGGTATTGTTTATAAAAAGATATACTGTAGGGGGTATGTTGTGTCTAAAAAAATAGTTATATTAGAGTACATGGAAAGCTTGTCTGTGTCGTACTTAATAATAGAGGATAACAATAATAGTTATATAAAGGAATATGATTGTTTAGATATGGAGTTGGGTCATGTACCTGGTTACAGTGAAGAGCATGAAAGTGTATTAATACCTAATAAGGAGGTTTAGTTAGTGAAGAGGGGTCTTACTTGATTGTAAGGCTCTCTTTATTTTAGTGCATATAGTAGCTATCCACTACGCCAAAGCAGTATTGTGTTATGTATGCTTCTGTTTCTTCGTCAGGTTGTTTAACCCCTGATATTCTCATAATAGCTTTAGCCATGTGTACAGCTTCGTGAACAAGTATTGAAGAGTTGTGATATCCTGTAAGTAGAAGAACTACATACGATCCTTCTGTTTTGCTATCTACTTGAATAGTTTTAGCAAATTCCATAACATTCATTACGTTTTCTTTATAAATACCAGTAGAATGTTTAAATGATTCAGCAATATCATTTGCGTCATCTTTAATAACTTTTACTAGCACATTGTATAAAGGAACTTTAAACTGAAAACTATCTTTCTTCATATTATTTTTCTTTATGTACAGAGTACATTGCTTTACTGTGAGAGTGTATTTTAAGGTTTCTAAGGACATAAGTATATTCTTCACTATACTTTATGTTTCTCCTACCTAGTAGTCGCTTTAAATGGCTTATTCTTAGTGATTCGTTTACAAACTGACTTTCATCATTAAGTAGTATACTCTCTTTTAATACGTGTATAGACTTAACAAACTTACTAGCAAACTCTTTTTCTTTTTCTGTTCCTAAAAGCTTTTGCTCATACTTTTTAGGAAAGTACTTTATCGTGTAGTCAGCTATACAGACGTTAGGAACGTAACCTTTGCTATAATACTTATCATTGTTATTCATTGTTATCATTGCTTTCAACTAGTAGGATTTCCATAGGAAATCAGTTTAGATTAAATCTGTTTGTTAATGACGACCTTTACCCCCCTATAATCCCCCCACAAATATATATAATGTATTTTGCTTACACAAGTGATAATTGAATTAATGTAATTTTTTTTTACATAAATAAATTTTTGTATATTTAAAGTATATAAGCTATAAAGATGAATAAAGATATTAAAGAGCAAGGTTTAGTTAAGTCGCCATACAGTAAATCTCTAGGTGTAATTAAGTTTGAGGAGTTATCGGCTATACTATCTATGAAAGATAGCGGGAGGGATTTGTATATGTTCTTATTAGAAAATCAAGACAAGTTCTTAGCGCATAACGGAATAGCCTATATTAACCCTATTGAGTTAGTATTCTTTTTAAACGTTACTAGAAAAACAATATACAATGGCATCAATTCAATGATCGCTTCAAACATATTGAAAAGATGCAACGTAGTAGGAGAGTATTACTATAACTTTAAATATTTTCCAGAATGATACTAAAAAGAATAACAGAACAATCTCTTTGTATTGATGGTGAAGTTTTATCACTACAGAATGATGGTCTATACGGAACAGAAGAACAAAGATTAAAGCCTAGAGTTGTTAATGGAATATTAAAGCTTTTAATGGCAGAGGTGGCTACTGATGAAGGTCAGTATGTAAATCAGATTAATACATTACTAAAAGAAAATAAAATAATAGGCTCACTAGGAATATGTTTGGAACTTTAATAGATATTGATACAGACGGTAATATTTTAATGAAAGACAAAGGCGTTGCCCTATTGCCTAAGTTATTTAAAGTATATAAGGATAAATACCTTGGCTCTAAGGCAGTTAAATGGATTGTAGCTATGCATGACTATCGTTCCCCATATAGGTCATTACCTAAAGGACAAAGAGAAACTCTAATTAACAATATGTTTTTAGAAAAAGACAAATGTACTTTTAAAGGAAAACAATTAGTCATAGATGCTATAAAAGAGTACAAAACTATAAGCTATGACCCAGACTATGAAGAATATCGTTCAATGGTAGATAAGTCTTCAGAAGTAATACAAGTGTTTAAGCAACTAAAAGTTGATGCTGAGAACATTAGCACAATAAACGACTTACAAGTAGAAATGGGTAAAGCGGCTAAGTCACGTAGAGAACTTAAAAACGCTATTATAAAAGAAATAGAAAGCGGAAATAAAATGTCAGGTGTAGGTGGTGATGATGATTTATCTATTTTTGAGCAAGAAGAAATGTTTAAATAATGATAGAGGGAAACAGATATAAGCCAGTCATATATGACAAGAATTTAAAAAACTATAAAAAGTTTAATCCTGATACTTTAGAATATGCTCATTTTTGGAAAGAGCAAAGAAAAAGAATTTTAAATGGCTACAAGCCAACGGGAGGTGTATGGATTCCAGGCAGTTATTATTTCTATTTAAACTTTTCTAAGATACATGGACTTGCACCTAACGCTAAACGTAAAGGAATGATTAGTCCTGTTTATCGTGACCAAGACCATGAGTATTACGAGTCAGTACATAATGCAAAAGAAAACGGATATGGACTTATCGTTCTAAAGGCAAGACGAAAAGGTTTTTCTTTTATGAACGCAAACTTATTACTACATGAGTGGGTTTGTTATAGCCATTCTGAAAATGGAATAGGTTCTCAAAAAGAAGACTACGTACTTGATTTCAAAAAAAAGATGATGCTCTCATACAATGAGCTACCTAAACAACTACGACCTAAAATACTTAGAGATAATGAAGACATTCTTATGTCAGGGTATAAAGTAAAAGAAGATGGTGTATGGGTAGATAAGGGTATGAAGTCTATGGTACACTTTAGGGTTATGGACAATCCTGGAGCGTTTAGAGGTACTTCTCTTAACTATATGGTATTTGAGGAAGCGGGAGAATTTTTAAAGCTTAAAAAAGGTTATCAAGCAAACGAAGAATGTTTTAGAGATGGGGCAATTCAGTTTGGTACACCAATTATTGGAGGAACTTCTAACCAAATGGAAATAGAATCTGACGATTATATGGATATGTTTATTAATGCAGACAAGTATAATCTAAAGCCATTATTTATTCCTGCAGCTAAAGTATATCCTGGTTATTTTGATATTAAATTTGGTAAGTCCGATGTTATTGGTGCTACAAAAGATATTGAAAAAAGAGCAGAAAAAAAGAGACAGTCAGGAGATATTTCTGATTTATATGCTTTTAGACAAGAGATGCCTTTAAAGGTAGAGGATGCTTTTTTAAGAACAGGAGGTTCACCATTTAGATTAGACTTATTAAACAAACAAATAGCAAACATTAAAACAAACAATAAGTTTGATGTAGTAAGACGAGGTAGATTAGAGTGGCAGAAAAATGAAAATGGAAAAGAAATATTTGGTAGTTATCCAATATGGGTAGAAGATTTAGGAAATAAAGATGATTACGATAATGACACTAATCCATTTCCATTTGAGATTGTTGATATGCCTTTAAGTAATTTAAAAAATGCTGATGTATCAGCAGTCGATCCTTATCATATTGATGATGATTTAGAAGAAATAAAAAAGAACGGAAAGGTAGGTAACAAAAGGTCAAAAGGTTGTATGTGTGTTTACAGAAGATTTATTGGTGTAGAAACGCCTGGTGAATATCCTGTTGCATTTTATACAGACAGACCTGAAAGCAAACAAGCTTTTTATGAAAACTGTTTGAAATTAGCT